TTATTGAAGATGGTACTAATGAAGCAACTCAAGTTGATCATGATGATAGGGTCATTAATCTCCAAATTATGGATTCTGCTTTAATGCAAAATGAAAACATATTAAAAAACATTACCAAGGAATTTAATAATTTCTTTTATCAAGAATTGGACCGATTTCCTGAAAAACTATGGGATATGTTCAGAACATATCTGATTGATGGTAGGGTATATTATGAAAGAATTATAAATGAGAAAAACCAAATGGAAGGTATAAAATCTATCAAAAAATTACCTTCAGAGACAATGGATTTTGTTTATGATCCAGCAAATGGATACATACAGGCTTATTTTCAATATTTAAAAAGAGGTGGTACACGGCCAAAAACAATAGAAGAAGCCACAGCACGGGATGATGTTATTATGTTTAATCCTTCACAAATTGGCTATATAAACTATGGAATTTATGGTCGCAATAAATATGATGTTTTTGGTTACCTTGAAAAATGCCGAGTACCTTATAATCAGTTAAAATTACTTGAAATATCAGTTATAATTTATAGGTTAATTAGGGCGCCGGAGAGATTTGTTTTTAGAATTGATACGGGAAATATGCCGCGTGATAAAGCGCTTAAATACGTTGAGAAAATCAAAATGAAAATGGCAAAAAAACAAACGTATAATGCACAAACAGGCCAACTCTCTATGGAGCCGGAAGTATTTTGTATAAGATCAAATACCGAAATTCCATTATTAGACGGCAGATATTTAACATTAAAAGAAATTATAGAAGAATATAACAATGGTAAAGAAAATTGGGTTTATAGTGTGAACCAAGATACATTAAACATTGAGCCAGGAAAAATAACAAACGCAATAATAACACGAAAAAACGAAAACCTTATTAGAATATGGGTTGATGATAAGAATTATATTGATACAACATATGACCATAAATATATTTTAAGGGATGGTTCTGAATGTAGGGCTGATGAATTGACTATTGGCCAAAGTTTGATGCCTTTGTATAAGAAAAATAAAATAATGGGATCTAATTTAGAATATGAAAAAATTTATAATCCAGGAACCGAAAGATGGCGTTGGACACATAAAATGTCCATAGGTGATATAAAATTAAATGAGATTAGACACCATAAGGATTATAATAGATTTAATAATAATCCTACCAATTTAAAAATAATGGATAAAGATATACATTTTGAATTTCATCAAAAAATACTTAAAGAAAAATGGATAAATGATTATGACGGACAAGTAGAATCTATTAGGAATGGTGTAAAAAAATGGCATTCAGATATAAAAAATAAAGAAAGGCATTCTGAATGGGTTACAAAAGCAAATATTGAACAAAATAAAGTAGAAAAAATGCAAGCAGTTTTAAATACTCCAGAAATCAGAGAACGACAGAAACAAGCGGCTTGTAAAGCTCAAACTAAAAGATTTTCTAATCCTGAAAACAAAAAATATATGAAAAAAATTAAATCTATTTTATTTGATAATTTTTTGTTAAACAGATTTGGATATTTGTTTATCGAAAATAATAGACCCAAAAGGGATGATTTGGGAAAAATATTAACCGAAGATAATATTTTTATTTCACACTTGAAAAAAATAAACGAGAAACAATCTTTCAGTAATATACAATATAATCATATAAACAAACAAACTATATGGAAAATAATAAAAAAATTGGGATTTGAAAATTATCCAGAATTCCGAAGTAATTATTTATTAAATCATAAAGTGGCGAAGATAGAATATCTTGCCGAAAAAGACGATACGGGTTGTATTACAGTCGAAGGAAATCATAACTTTGCAGTAAGTAAAGACTCACAACCTACTGTTTTTATTAGTAATTCCATGCTTGAAAATTATTATTTGCCGCAGAGTTCCGAGGGCCGTGGTTCCCAGATTGAGACTATTGGAGGTAACGCCGCAGGTTTCAGTGAATTGGATGATTTGTATTACTTCGCAAGGAAACTATATAGGGCCCTAAAATATCCAATGAGCCGTGTAGAAAATTCAAATCAAGGCCAATCCGGAGATAACCTTTTTGGTGGTAATTCAACACAAGAAATTCCAAGAGATGAAATAAAATGGGCGAAATTCCTTGAAAGACAACAAAATAAATTTGAATATGAACTGACAGATTTATTTTTAACACACCTTGATTTTAAAGGCCTTAAAAAACTATATGATCTTACAAGGAAAAAAATAAAATGTAGTTTGGTTCCACCATCTAATTACAAAGAACAAATGGAACAAGCATTCCTTGAATCAAGATATAACAACTATCAGGCTCTGGCAGATCGTGGAGAAATTAGTAAGTATTATTTGATGAGAAAATTCCTAAAATGGTCTGAAGAAGACATTCAGGAAAATATCGAAGGTCTGAAAAAAGACTCAAAATATGGATTCGTTGTAGATCCGGCGGCAGGCGGCTATTAAAATAAAATATAAATATAAATATAAAAAGGAGTAAATTGTAGGAGAATAAAAAAATTATAGGAGAATAAAAAATGAATCAAGAAGAAATTAAAAAAGCATTAGACAACTTTGAAAATGACAAGTTCTCAGATGCAAAAGACATTTTAACAAGAGAAATTCGATCCTGCAGAGATGAATTTTTGAATGATAAATTAGGCCTTGCAGAAGAACAAGAAAATGAAGAAGAATTAGATGAAAATGCAGCTGAAGATGCTGAAAAACAACGACAGTTGAAGATAATGCGCAGACAGGGCGGAGACGATAGTCTACCTGGCCCAAAGCCTAAAAGCCCGGCTGAAAAGGCTAGAATTCAGCGTGAACAGGAACGATTAAAGAAAGAAAGACAAGCGAAACGAGATAGAGAACGAGATAGAGAACACGCAAGAGACATGGGAGAATAATATGAGTTTAAAACTTATCACAGAAACAAGTTTTGACTGTGAATTAACAGAATCAAAATCTAATGGAACATCTATTGTTGGTATTTATAGTTCTGCTGGACTAAAAAATAACAATGGCCGTGTTTATAAAAGAGATGTTCTAAATAGAGAAATTGAAAAGATTTCAGAAAAGGCAAATAATAAAACACTTTGGGGTGAACTAGGACACCCGCCGAATCCTGAAATAAATCCTGAACGAATTGCAATTTTAACAACATTGCTGGAATGGAAGGGCGACCATGTTTATGGGAAATCAAAGGTACTTGACACACCAACAGGACAAATAGCCAAAGTTTTAATTAAAGAAGGAAAACTGGGTATTTCCAGCCGTGGATTAGGTACAGTATCAGAAGAAGGTTATGTAAATGAAGATTTTAATTTGATAACTTGGGATCTTGTCACTGACCCATCAAATCATCCATCATGGATTAAAGGTATATTTGAAGGAAAAACATGGGATAGTCCATTATTCGGTATTGTCAATACAAACGATAGGTTTTCAGGGCTTACAAAAGAACAAGAAATTGAATTGATACTTGATAGACTACAGCCTATTTTACGAAAATCAAAAGCACAAATTTTTAAAGCGTTATCATAAAATGATTGCGGATATAATGACAATAGGATGTAATAAAATGAGAAAAATTGACCAGATAATAGAAAAATATTTAAGACCAGAACCAGAAAAGAAAAAAATCAACGAGGCGTCTGGAGCAGGAACAAGTTATGAATCAATGTGGAATCAATGGTGGTCAAGGCCGTATCTGATTTTAATTAGAGATAAAATGATATTACATTCGACTGACCCAATGTATCCCACCGGTACACAAATGTCAGAAGATGAAAGGAAAAAAGCGTCCATGAGAGGATATACTATACTTGATTGGTAAGGAGAAAAAATGAGTATTAATACATTAATAGAAAAATATTTAGGCGAATCTAAAGAATCCGAAAGAATGAGAAATCGTATTAATACTGATATTTCTGTAATTTCGGCTAAAATGAAACAAATAACCATTCTTAAAAATTTTGAAACATACAGAGATACAATATTAGATAAGAAATGGAATGACGAAGATAGAGAAAAACTTATTAAGATATTCGCAGACCGCAAAAAACAAAAATTCGGTGGTTAAAAATAGGAGAAAAAATGAGTAGATTTGAAACATATATATTACGTGAGTATACTACGCCGTATGATGGAACACATATCGGCCATACAACATCATTAGACCATATTAAAAAGGTTTATGGTAATACATATAAAGTTGATCAGAATGAAAACGCTTGGTATGTATTCGCAAAAGTAACAGGCCAATGGATTCCTGTAACAACCGGGTTTACCGAAAAAAGCGAAGCTGATAAGTTTATGAAATGGTTGAATGATGCCGAACAAGATCAGAAAAAAATGTTAGATACAATATCAAACAAAAAGCCAGTTATTTATCCAGCACCCAAAAAGGCATAATATTTAAAGGTATAATCAAATTTTCCAATAAATCAGGTATAATTAAATAAATATTTGGAGAAAAATGGAAACATATAAAAAATATTTAATAGAAGAAAAAGAATTACCACAACATATTCAGAAATTATTAAAACAAATTCAAGAAAAACAAAAAGAACTTAGAGACTATGGACTAAAAGTGGTAATTGAAAAAACACCTTCATTCAAACCATATTATAGTAATACATTTAATAAACTTATGTTAAAACGGAAAGATTAAAATGAAAAAAATTATATTAGCAGTAATTTTAATCTTGGGATTATGCGGATGTTACGAAAAAACAATATCTCCCGAGATACAAAATATTTTCCTTAAACAACAGTTTATCCTTCTTGAACAGCAAATTAGGATAAAGAATCTCGAACAAAAAGTTATGGAAAAGACCTCTGATACAGACGACATGGATGCTGCTTCTGAAGTAGGCGGTTCTGCCAATACTTATGATGTTAATACCACTCCTTCTTTAACAGCAGATTATTTACTCGGCATCGATGATTCCGCCGGTAGTTGGGCTATTCAGAAATTTAATATTACAAATTTACAGACATTGTTTAATGCTTTGACTATCCAGATAACAACTCCAAGTAGTTTCACTATGAGTGGTGCAGGGGTTTATGGTGGCACATACATTGGAACCGGGGCCACAACTGCTAACCTTCCTGCGGTCGCTGTTAATATGAGTTTCAGTGTAAAAGTAAGAGGCGCATATGCCGTAACTCTTGAACCGGACGGTACTGATAATATATGGCTTAATGGAACAAGCTGTACCGATGGTGTAAACATTGTGAGTTCCGGAACTACTGGAGATATTGCAGTATTCCAATACAGCGCCGCCGGAGATTGGGATGTTGATGCTTTTGGATTTGAATGTGGAAGTTAAAATCAATACATAATTACATCATAAAGTAAATATTTTTGTGTACGTATAACTATTTGATTTTATATATAAATATATATATAACCAGGAAACAAGAAAAAAGAAGTAAATATCCTTAGAAAAAATATTATAGGAGGAATCAAAATATGGATAAAATTCTTATACTTTTGGGTGCCGACAAGTTGAATGAAGACACACAAAATCAGCTGAAAGAAAAACTTACAGCTATCATTGAGATTGAAGCCAAGAAATTGCTGGAAACAAGTTTGGATGAAGAAAAAACCAAATTAGTCGAAGAATATGAAAATAAATTTGAAGTCTATAAAACAGACATAACCGGAAAGTTTTCAAATTTCATTGATACTATCTTGGAAGACGAATTGACAATACCAGATCCAATTCTTGAATTCGCAAAGAAAGGCCAACTTTACAATGATCTGATCGAACAATTTAAAATTAGGATTGGTGTGGACCAAGGTCTACTTGACGAAGAAGTAAAAGGACTTTTAAAAGAAGCCAAAGATGAAATCATTGGCCTCCGTAATAACGCAGATACTGCTATTGCAAAAGAACTTGAACTAAAAGAAGACGCTCAAAATATGGCTGCTGAACTATATCTTTACAAGAAATGTGAAGGCCTGACAGAATCACAAAGAAAACAGGTTTTTGATATTCTTGGTGGTGTAGCTGATATTAATGAAATTGATAAAAAATTTCAAATAATTTCAGATTCTGAAAGATTTGATCCTGTGCCTAATGGTGATGCCGAAGCTGAGAAAGCTTTAAAAGCGTCTAAAAAGAAAGGCGATCCAAAAAAGGGCGAAGATCAAGTCCAAGAACAAGATGAAGAAGAAGATGAAGAAGAAGATGAAGACAAAAAGAAAAAAGGTAAAGGAAAATCTGAAGTTGAAGACAACATGGAAGAAAACAAGTTGACCGAAGATAACAGTCCTTTTGCTTCATTCAAAAAACAATACCTATCAGTATTGAAAGAAAATAAATTTTAAAACGTTATAAGAAATATGTTTAATTAAATAGGAGGAAAGAAACATGGACATTAATACCTTACTGAAAAAGTGGGATGAGGTTCTTTGTGAAGGAAACGAAATAAAGAGCCAAAACGTTAGAAAATCAACCGCAATAATGCTCGAAAATCAACACAACTGGTTGATGGAAACAACGGGTTATTCCGCAGGTGGTGGTGCAAATATTGACGCTCTGGGTAGTGCCAATTACGCAACTTCCGGTATGTTTCATAAGATCGCAGTCCCGATGGTACGTAGAACTTTCCCCGAATTAGTAGCCCATGACTTAGTGGGTGTACAACCAATGACCGGCCCCGTCGGTCTTGCATTTGCTTTACGTTTCCGCGCTGGTAACTCAGCCGGTACATATACTGCAAATACAACAGAACTTGGTTATAACACCATTGATTCCAGTTATTCTGGATCATACGTTACGTCAGCCGGTGAAGGTTTGGGTTCTAATGCCGTTGGTGATGTTGGTCTTGGAATTGGAAGTGGAACCGCTATTCGTGAAATCAACTTAACCGTTGAAAAAGCACAAATCGAAGCTACAACTCGCAAACTTAGAAGCCGTTGGTCTTTAGAGGTTGCACAAGACTTGAAAGCAATGCACGGTC